TAAAAAGATGAACCACTAGGTAAATATTTTACTGAAAGATTAGCTGGTGTTGTAGAATATGAAACTTCAGGAAATCTTTCTCTACCAACTAATCTAAATTTTACTCTAGAACTTTCTTTATACTCTGCCCGTAGTCCTTTCATATAAATCGTCATATCTTCTAAGTTTGTCATTGTTAATGGTGAAAGAGAACCACTATTCCAACTAGAATCATCCCAAACTGTTTCCAATGTTGGTGGATATTTAGTATGAGTATCTGATGAGAAGAACGATAAATCACCAAAAAGTTTTGTATTTCCCTCTTCTACATTAGAATCTAAATTTCCAATACTACCACTTCTTTTTACCATAAATCCATCATTAGAAATAGAACCTGATATCCATTGGTTGACAATATCTGTTACGTTCATTCTTATATCAACAGTCTTATGGTTGATAGAATGAGATGCTTCATAACCACTTCCACTATACCACGTTCCACCACTAGCACTAATTGAACTATCCCAAATAGTACCAGATGTTAAACCATCTCTAAAATTCCAACTACAACCTTCTTCTGTGATTGGATTGTCATAACTGTGACCTTGTCCCATTGTCCATGATTGACTGACAGGATAAGCATAAATGCTTTGTGATATATCTAGGTTACTAGATTTTGCATCAAATAAATTTAAATAATATGATGGATTGGTTATTGTACCATCTACTATAGAAGATGATATTTCTGCTAAATCAAATTTAATAAGTATTCTAGAGACGTTTATTGCATCACCAGCATCACTAACTGTTTTTTGTATTTCTAATACTTCGTCTAACCCAGCATTTAAACTACCACTTTTTTGGTAAATAGTTGTATCTTTTTCTGCAAATGTAAAATAATGCATTATTACTCCCTAACTCCTAAATTATCACCCAATACTTTTCCTTTAATATCTGAGTTAGGAAACTTAACTTCAAATATACTAGGATCTAGTGCTGGGTACAAAATACCACCACGTAACGATGTGTTTATATCAAAGAAATTACCAGAGTAACCTTGAGCAATTTGATACTTGTTTTCGATTACAATTGGTAAATTATTTGGATTGTTTTCTGTTGGATTAACAACCGTCGCAACACCATCTACTAAAGATAATTCATATACTAAATCTGCAAGAACTATCGGTTGACCTATCTGCCATCTATCAATATTAAAGAAATCTTGTACAGCACTAACACATCTTAATAAAATTTCATTTTTATTAAAACCAACCTTTGTTAGTATTGAAAAGTTAACTGCTATGTTAATAATGTAAGCATCTTTTATATTTATAGCATCTGTTACTAATCTATATTGTGATAAATATGTTTTTAAATTTTGTTTAGTTGTCTGTGTTAATCTAGATAATTTTTTATTAGAATCAAATCCAAGAGTGTACATATTCATTGCTAATGGATTTGGAATATTATTAACTTGTAAATCTTTTAAACTAGTACCAACATCTGCAGAAGTTATTTGTCTTTCTAATGCTTCTGCCATACCGACCTTACTTAATTGTTCATCTTGTGACATATGAATTTTTGCAACAGTTCCAAATTTTGCTGGTAAAGAATATGCTCTCACAATATAGTCATCTTTAGTAACTACTCTTGATTGTGCTTGAAAATATGCTAATGCATTTTCTCTTGTCTCCCTAACAGTTTCACCAGAAGAACCACCAGTTGCTGGTCTTGGATTTGTAAATGAAACTGAGTCTTTTGATTCTTGTACTAATGTTGAAGAAAGACCATTTTCATTTATGGTAAAAGATATTGGCCCTTTCTGATTAATATCACCTACGTTTACATTGTCATCTATACCACCACCATATGAATATTCTATCGTAAGAGTTGTGTTTGCTGGTGCCATACCAAATGTACTTGTTTTTAAAAAGTTAGAAGGATCGAAAGCAGTTGTTAAATAAGACGGACTACCTGGTAAATTAGAACCTACGTTTGTTGGATTAGGAATAATCTCTTCATCAGGATTATCTGAAATACCAGCTCCAAATCTTAAAACAGTTTCGTCATTTTCATTTATATAAGTTGTAAATCTTCTTGATACTCTTTTTAATTTTAATATGTAACCCGCTTTTTCTCTATCTCCAATAGATGAAGGATCGTTTGCAGAGTTATTTTCCATTTCTTCAAATATAGTATCTCTTGCCAAGGAATCAACTTCATACCATTTGTTACCATCACTATCAGTACATGATATGATTTCTATTATATCTGAATTAGCTAATCTAATTTGTGGATATTTTTCTGCAGAACCAAAATCAAAAAACTCTGTGGATATCTCACCACTTCTTGCTTTTATTTTTTTCTTTAATAAAAATTTTGTAGGTTCACCACTATCTGTTTCAAATATAGTAACATCTCTTTTATCATAAGAACTAGAAAATTTAAAGTTTACATCTTCTAAGATTCTAAACGTTGTCCCATTAGAACTTGCATTAACTTGAGTTCCCTCGTTAGCTGTTAGAGCATATCTATAATCTGGTTTACCATTGAGAGCTGGAACAGTTTGAAATACATCTAGAACAACATCAGCAGCTGAAGTTGTTTTTGGTTTGTAACCAAATGATTGTGCTATGTTATATACATTTCGTTTTTCTTCAGCATAAGCTAAAAGAGTTTCTCTAAATTGTGAATCAATATAATAAGATAAAACATCTCCTACATAAGAAGCCATTTCAATAAACATCATACCAGGTGATGCTTCGTTAAAGTCATTATATGTATTTGGAAAGTATTGTTTAGCAAACTCTATAAGATTTGTTTTAAAGTCACTAAAGTCTTTATTCAAATAGTTTATAGATTTTACCGAATCTTTTTTTATACTTGTACGTGCCATTAATATCCTCCAGGTCTACCATCAGAACTATCTCCACCAACCTCAGTTCCATCAGATGCGTTTAATGTTAGCGATTGATTTACCAACGGATCTAAAGTGGTTGAAAATTTTATACTAACAAATATTTTTTCTGGTTGGTTTTCCTCAGTTAAAGTTTCAACATCAATTATATTGATATATGGTAAAAATGTGTTTGTTGCGTCTACGATTGCATCTTCAATTTTTGATGGTAAGTTTTCATCATGTTGTTCAAAACATACTTCTCTTAACCTACAACCAAATTCAGTATTACCCACTCTTTCACCAGGATAAGTTAATAACAGATTTCTAAGATTGTGCCTAGACTGTTGTAAAGAATTTTTAGTCATAGTAAAGTTGTTATTATTATCTGCTCTTAAAGGAAAAGATAATCCAACATATGTTCTAGGATCTAAATCTACTTCTCTGGCACTTCTTGGCATTATCCCAATCCTCCTTGTTTCTTCTTATCTAATGCTTTCATTAAAGCACTATAGTCTTTTGTTAAAGCATTCGTTACGTGTTCTGGAACTTGGTCAACAGACTTTCCCGCTTTCTTAATTGTATCTACTGCTACCATATCTCTTTGTACCTCTTCTGGTTGACCATAACCTAATAGTTCAGTCATTCTTGAAGAATCAAATGCTCCACCACCCATTGTTGGATATTCACTTGATTGTTTTCTACTAAGACCAACTGTTTCGTTCAGAACATCATTTAAAGATTTATTGTTAGTGTACTTTACTTCTTTAGGTTCTGATACTTGTGATATAACATCAGTTAATTGTTGTTGGTTTGAAGTTTTCTGTTCGTTTATAAATATCTCGTTAATCTCTTTTTTTATTTCTCTACGAACAACTTCTTGAATTATTTTTACTAACTGTTTTTTAGTCATGACAACTCCTATATCGTTTTTACTATTTTACTTTTAAATTTATTTGATTCTGTTAACAGCTTGGTTTGTAGTTTTACTATTTGACCTGCAAAAACTGGTATTGCTGCACCACCACCAGTTACAATTACTCCACCTGGAGTGATAGCTGTCATTGCTTGATTAAAAGCTGAATTTATATCAGTTAACATATCATTTAAAAAATCTACCAAATCATCTCCTTTAATAACAGATTGTTCAGCATCTCTACTACCCAATTTAGTTTCATTTTCATTCACACTTAAATTAGGTGCATTAATTTTTACTTCTTGTCTTCCTTTAATAAATATACCATCGGACTGAATTAACACTTTTTTTCCTTCGATTGTATTACCATCGAATTTATCTCTCATACCTCGTGATAATAAATATATCGAAGAATCATCACCATCAATTTTTTCTTTTCTAAAGTCTCCATCTGATTCATCAACGTGTGTGGATATTTTTATTTTTGGTGTATTGTCGTGTCCATCAAAATGCAATGTTTGACCAAATCTACCATCAAATATAATACATCCTTCTCCTATCTCAATCGGTTTTACTTTTTTTCTTTCAAACGTTTTTCCATACTTTGTGTTTTCTGTATAAGTACCTGATGCACCAGGTATTGAATTTTCGTTAGAAGAACCTTTTCTATTGATAATAGTAGAATAGTATTGTTGACCATTAAATTCTGTTACCACAACGTGTTCACCAATAACGGGTATTGTGGTCATGTTTCCAAATAAAGGTTTTACGTTTTCTAAAAAATTACCACTATTCAAAAAAGTACCAGATATAGAACCACGATTGTTCACCTCGTTTAACGTAACACTCTGTACTTCCATAGCTTCTGATTCGTGGTAATCATATTGAGAAGCAGTAATTAGTCTTTTTATATAAGAACTAATTTCTGATGGTGTTGCTAAACGACTTAAAGGTATGGAGGTTGTTTGGTCAATATTCCTTTTTTCTCTATATGCCATTAATTTATCCTATCAGCATTTTCTATTTTACTATGTATTTTATCTGACTCTGTTTGTATATCTTTTATAGTGTCTTCCATACCAGATAGTAATTGAGTCTTTTCTTCTTCTGATAATCCAAATTCATCTTCTGCACCAGCCTTACCTTCAGCAGAAATAAGTCTTTGAACGATACCCGCCATCTTGACTAATTGGTCATCGTTTCTAACATTGATTTCAAGATATTCTTTTATCATTGGAACTATCTGAACAGCAGTATCTCCATCCTTAATAAACTGAACAAGTTCTTTTGTTAGTACATCAAGCTGTTTTCTGTTAAATTGTGTGTTGTCGTAAATGTCTTTGAATAGTGATGATAGTGATTTACCATCAAATATTTCATAATCTATACTCATAGTTGAACCTATATGTTTTTATATAGTAATAAATATATCGTTATCAAAAAAAGACAATATATAAATATATACTGAAAAATATTATTAAATGAGGTTATAATTATATACGAGGGTTTTTTAAACCCTTTTTTTCTAACTAACGGGAGATAACCATGCAGGAAATAATAACAATGGTAAAGGGATATATAGATGATATTGTTCATTTATTAGTTTCTTTCGTAGCTGTAGGTGCCGTTTCTGAAGTAATCTTTGGAACTGGTATCTTTGGTGTCAATGTTATTGGTAACCTCACATCCATCATTAATAAGTTCGGCGAGTCGGGTTTCGCTGGGCTTGTCGCCTTATTGGTGTTGGTGGGTTTATTTCGTAAGTAGGTACGGAATAGCTTAATAGTCCTACGCTATTATGCAAAAAGAAAGGGGAACGAAAGTTCCCCTTTTTTATTTGTAGCCGATAGGAGAATCGAACTCCTGTTGCCAGGATGAAAACCTGGAGTCCTAACCACTAGACGAATCGGCCATGTGGAGCTGACAGGACTTGAACCTGCGACCCCCTCAGTGCAAGTGAGGTGCTCTCCCAACTGAGCTACAGCCCCATAGTTTAAAATATAGAACCTGTATTTGCTGTATCTATTTTACCACCTTCTTGAAACTCTTCCATCATATTAAAGTAATAATTCTTCATTTGATTTATTACTCTTGTAATGTGTTGTGTATTAGAACCTGTCATCTCACGAATCATAATATACAAAGCTTTCTTATTAAAGTTTTCTATATTTCTTCTTCTACGAAATAATTCTAAAACAGAATCTGCAACTAGTATATCTTTTTGTCTTCTAAAAATATTTGTTATATTGTTATCCCAATATTCTAACATCTGTTCGACAAATTCTATATTAAAATCATTTACATCACCATCAGCAGATTCTTTTGTTACATTTCTATTATAATCTAAAACAGTTATTTGGTCATGAATTTTCATCTTTTTATAATTGTTATTATTATGAAGTATTAACCAATTTTTACCAACAACAGAGAAGTATGAAAACGCTCTACCCTTTTCAACATTATACTTTGGCATTTGCATTACCAAGAAAGCAACTACTTCATGTTTAACCTCTTCAATTGGATAATCAAAATAATAAAACTTAAAAGTATGAATTAGATTTTCAGCTAACTTATTAAAAGCAAATGCTATATGTTCTTTATAAATTTTATTTTTTATAACAGGACTATCATGTTTATTATATCTAATAATAGCATTTTGTACCGGTGTTCCAAAATAAATTTTACTTTTTTTCTTTCGTTTCTTTTTAAACTTTGGTTTTGGTGGTGGTGTAACTGATTTTGCTTTACTTGGTGTCATCAACATCTTCTCCCCTTAATGTATTTAGTTTATTTACGGTTTGTTGTATTTGTTTAAATATTGCACCTGTTTCATCATCTGATTGGAAACTACCTTTGGTATCAATAAGTTTTAATTCAGTATTGACAGAAATAATCATTTCATTAAATCCCTCAACCCAACTTTCTAAGACTTCAGTTTTTCTCATCAAATTCCACACTACGTAAGATTCCAATATTAATAAAACTCCTAGAATAATTTCTATAATCATGATTCTTCTCCAAATAGTTCATTAAATAAATCTTTAGATTTTTCAGAAAGTTGTTCAGTAACTTCGTTTGAGTTTGTCGCCTCTTTTATTCTTTCAACACTTTGCTTAGTTCGTTGGTCTTCTTCTCTTTTAGTCTTGAGATTTAATTCATACTCTATTCTAGTAGTAGCCATGTCTGCTTGATGTATAATAAGTGGCATATTAGACTTTAATTTCTTTTCTGGTGCATATGATTTTAAATACTGAATGTTTCCATCATCATACATTCCATCTGCAAGTTTAATACCCAATACTTCATTTATTGACATTTTAATTCCAAACTGATTTAATATCCAAAGACCTCTATCTGGTGGTGTTAGAAAAGGAATATCAGGATTATTTACATATAATTTTCCTTGATTTTTAACATGCCAATCTGATTCATTTGGGATATAATGGTCACTATCCATATCACCAACTTTACCTAAGTCATGATGAAGAGCAGCAAAGATAAGTTCTTCCATAGTATAGTCATCAACATAAGCTCCGTTGTCTTTCCATATCTTATAAAACTCTTTACTATAATGTACAATGTTTAAGATATGTTGTACATAACCACCTGGTGTACATAGGTGAAAATGTAACTGACCAGAAGCTGGTGCAACACACATCCTATCTTCGAAGTGTTTGTACATTTCTAATAACTTTTCTTTACGCTCACCTTCGAATGTATCTTCAATAAGTTGAATTAGTTTATTCCAATTTTGTTGGATTTGTTCTGATGTAAATTCTATCATATATACTCCTTAAAAAAATGTATGTTCTTTTACTTTGATTTCGTTTTTTAAATTACTCATTTTTTGAAAAAGTTGTTTATACTTTTCAAAAACATTTATTGGTTTGTCACTCTTTACCATTTCGTCTAAAGCTTTTAAAAGTTTAAACATATCTCTCGAAACAACTTGTTCTAATATATGGTCATGACTGTGTACATAGTATTCTGCTTTGTCAATAGCCTCCTTGAATATCATTAAGTTATGTAATCTTATTGCAGTAGTACAAGGACTTTTCCATTCTATAGTGTCTTCCCAAATAAGAGATTCTTTCAAGTATTCTTTATCAAACTCTGTAGAAACAGGTAGATAAGAAAATGGTTGTTCTTTAAAAGAATCATCATGTTTAGGAACATTTATAGATTGAAAGGAAGCTTTCTTAAAATTATAATCTAGATAGTAACCACCAAAAACAACTGCTCTATCTGGTGATGAACTATCTGTTGTTACAATTACTTTAGAGTCTACTTCGTTTAAAGATTTTTGTAATTGATTTAACATTAAGAAATCAGATACTTTGGATATACCTAAAATATGAAACCATTTATTATTTTCATTTAGATGTTCTTTACCATTTAATAAAGATAAAACACCTGACATGAAAGCATATACACTTCTTCCACCACCACCAACAGCCCATCCTTGAAATGGAAATTGCTTTACTTCATTATACCAACTTATATATTCTAATTCATTAGTACCTTGAACTACATTTAAGAAGTCTGTATTACCACTTTGATTATCTGCAAAGTATTTAAAATTATCTTTACTAATCTTTAAACACTCTTCATACATACCTTCGTATTTTATCTTAGGTGGAATATCTAAGTTCATTGCTATATCTGAGTTATGTTCTAACCAATTAAAAATTCTTTCACGAATAGACATATCCCATTTGATGGCACCAGATGCTATTTGATAACCACCTGAATCACCCATAACAAGATTTTTATCTGTTAATCCTAAATCATTTTTGTAATCATCTTTTTTAAAATGATGTCCAGCTGTAATCAATATATCTGTATGTCTATATTTTTCTGGGAACTCATCACTATAAAATCTTATAGATAAATCATTTTTTAATTTAACATTCTTTGCTAGTGAACTACCCATAGCACCTGCAGAGAATGATGGAAAGTATATAAATTTACTCATTTTAAATAGTCCTGTATCTCTTCTGAGTCTTCAGTTTCCCAAGGATAAACAATCCACTTGTCTCCTTTATTAATAACTGAATACTCTGGTTTAACAATACTTTGTTCGTGTTCGTGAATTGTAACAATATAACCTTTTCCAAAAGTTTCATCGTAAAACTTTAAAGTCTCACCTGTATCTGCTATATCATCAATAATCACAAAGTCATCAAGTTGATAATCATAAGGATTTTCTATATATGGTAAATTTAATTTGTGACTTAACAATACCGCTAGTATCACACCACCTCTTGGTATACCATATACACCTTTAAAATCTTTACCTGTGTCTTTAAGATGAAATGCTATATCAGTAACACAATCATCAATTAATTCCCAACTTACAAAATCTTTCATTTTAAATCCCTTATAAAATCATAAAATTCTTCTTTAGCTCTAACTGTCTTTTTAAATACACCACTTAACTTAGCAGTTTTCATAGTAGCATCGTGTTTAACACCACGAACACAAGCACACATATGATTAGCTTCTAACATTACAGCAGTACCAATATTTTGTTCACATACGTTGTCTATGTGTTTGTGAATTTGCATTGTTAAGTTTTCTTGTACTTGTGGTCGTCT